GTTAATTTTATAGATTGATTTTTTACTCGTAAGGGGGGCAGTCGGGCATCTTCCAATTTCTTATTTTCGCATTCATATAATATATCTAAAACTTCGGGCGAGAACCCCACATATTTTTTCGCAATATCCTCCCGTGTAATAAAATTGGGGTCTAACTTATTCATATCTATTAATGGGTCTTCGTCTTGCTGACTTCCGTTAAATTGAGTAACAAATAAATTTATGTCGTCTTGCGTCCAGTCGCCAATTACAATTTCAGGTTCAACATCAGCAATTATTTTTTGTCCCATACTTTCTAAATAAGCAAAATCTTTTTTGGTTTTAGGAATACTTTTTTTTATATCCATATATATATAATGCCGAAAAAAAAAGTCATAAGAAAACCGGTTGAAAAATTATCCTATAAAGAAGAAGTAGTTGAGATTATGGAAAGCGAGAGCGAAACGGACAGCGACACAGACAGCGAAGAAGTAATACAAATTAACAGACCCGCTCCTAAAAAAGCAGCAGTTAAAAAAGAAAGAACCGCAGCACAAAAAGCGGCGACCGCAAGAATGTTGGCGGCAAAAGCAAAAAAAAAAGAGGTCAAAATGGATACAACTTTACACGCTGGCGAACCGGTAAAACCAGCACCGCCAGTTGTAGAAGAAGACGATAAACCTCTCACAATGCGACAATATAAGGCACTTATGAAAGAAAAAGAGCAGACGGTAGTTCCTGCGGAGAGCAAACCAAAGCGTAAATATACAAAACGAGCGAAACCAGCAACACCAGCACCGACACCAGCACCCTCTCCACAACCGCAACAAGTCCCATCTATGATATTTGTATAATATTTAATTTTTATCTTTGATTATTTTATATGAAGATTACCGAAATAGAAAACACAGAACTCAATATTAACAAGGTAGAGATGAGTTGTGATAAAATTATATGTGATAAAAAAGGAATAAGTATCGCAGAACCTTTGATGAATACCAGTTTTTTTTACATCATTTCAGGTGCGAGTGGTTCGGGAAAATCCAATTTAATTATCAATCTTATCCGGTCAAATAAATTCACAAAAGATAGAAAACGCAAACTCTCTTATCGCAAGATGTTTAATAAGGTTATTTTTGTGTCGCCGAGTGCCGATACAATCAAAAATAGTCCGTTGGAAAAAATAGCAGACGACCAAAAGTTCGTTGAGTTGAACGACGATGTATTTGAGATGTTAGACGACATTGGCGAAGATGCGGTAGAGGACAACTTACATAATTTATTAATACTGGACGATGTAAGTAGTCAGTTGAGAACACGAGAAAACGAGAAAAGATTAAATCAAGTTATTAAGAACCGTCGCCACAAAAATTTAAGTATTATTGTAGTCGCCCATAAATCAACGGATTTATCCCCTGCCCTGCGAAGTAATGCTTCTATGATTTTTTTATTCAAACCAAAAACGATGCGAGAAATAAATACAATCCAAGAAGAATTTATGATGATGCCGAAAAAAGACGCAGACGAATTAATGGCGGCGGCATACAAAGGGAGATATGATTTTTTGTTGATAGATACTTCACTTCGCAAGGGAAGCGATTTTAGGTTCTTCCGGAACTATAATGAACTAATAATAGACAAAAATGAAAATGAATAATTAACATTTTCTTCGTTTATTATATAATGACTAACATTTTTAAACAGATTGAAAAGGGCGTAAAAAAAGGTGACCGTGCGGGTAAAATGGCGATGAGAGGCAAACGCCAGGCAAAAAAATTGAAAAAAGCGACCAAACAAGGCAAGGTCGCAAAAGCGGCGAAACTTACCAAAAAACTCGCCAAAACGACTATCAAAGGAGCATCGGCGGCGAAAGGCGCTGCTAAAATGACTGGTAAAGTTGCCCGTAAAGGGGCGACTGCTGCTGGTAAAGCGGCGATGTTTGTTCTATAAATTTATTTTAGTCATTATTTATATATGAATTTGTCTATTTTAGAACCTGCCTTAATAAATCAAATTATTCTTTATCAGCGTCCCACATATCCCTACCTCAAAGAATTATTATTTTTTAGCGACTGGTTTGACGGCGAAGATGCTTTTTCACAAGAAAATAAAATTCGCTGGACTTTTGATGCTATGAAATTAAAAAAAGATTTAGAACGGGATTTTTTGGAGATTGCTTTTTGGAGATATTGTGATATTGGGGGCAACTATTTAACTTAATATTTTTTTAAAAAATTGATTTAAAAAAATATAATGATAATATAGATATATGAACGGAATTAGCGAAAGATTGAATGAAGAATATTTTGGATATATTATTGAGATTGCTTTTTATAATAAAAAGTTTGATTTTGATAAATTGAAAAGATATTTAACTACAAAAAGCGGAGAATATATATATGTAATAACTGGAAATGGGATATTAACCGCACTCGTAGATATTCCGGAAACCAAAAATGTTCTACGCAATAAAATTGTGAATTATTTAAGTAATGTGGAAAAAAGACCAAAAAAAATGTATGAAATACAGTTGATAGAATATGATGACTGGGAACACGATAAAAAGTTTGATGTTTGGTTGTCGCAATCTATATATCGTATTGAAAAGCGTGGGAAAAAATGGGATTTTAAATTTTATATGACTATTCCTGATGACGATTTTACAAATAAGATATACAGCACACAATATATAGATTATTTTAGAAGCAGCAAAACACACGCCGATATTCAAGCGAACTTCCAAATGAAAAGAGAAAAGCGTAGGCACACAGAGAAGATGAAACTAATAAAAGAAGAAATAGACAAAAAACTATTTATGAAAAAGATTAATGCTGGTTTTCGTTTTACAGAAAATAAAGGTGATTATTTATCCAAACGAGTTGTGTGCGATTTACTGGATTTAGATTATAAAAGTAAAGGAGATATTAAGAGATTAAATATTATACTTACTGATTATGGTGTAAGATATGATAAATTAAAAATGATAAAAGGAGATAGAGGTGTATTCTTCAATATTATTTTTAAATAGGTAATTTACACTTTACACTTTACACTTATGATTGCTGATTATTATATAGCAACTTTATCCATATTTCAAATATTTACTTTTTATTTTGTGAATTCTTGATTAGAGAATAAAATAACTCAAATATCCAATATTTACATATTTTACATTTCTAATTACAAATCTTCATTTTCTTCTTCTGTATCTTCATTTTCTAATACATTTGTATAATAACACACTTCATTTGGACGGCGGTGGTGACTACTGAATGGGTCGTGTGGATTATCGCTTATTGGGATTTCTTCATATTTTTTGTCTTTTATTTCATAATAGGTTTCATCAAATATTTCAATATAACCAGTTTCAGTCTGTATGATTTTATATGGTGTCGGTTCTCGTTCTGTGGTGAGAGAACAATAAGGACAATAACACGCTAATTTCATATTCCATAAATGTTTTTCATTATATTCAATCGCTAATGGTTTTCCCGAACATTTTGTAAAGTTCATTTATATAAATATCATATCTTTTTCTAAATTCATTTTATAGCAATAATACTGAACTCCAAAGGGGGGGGTATATCCTTTTTTTGGTCTATCTTTATGACTGAATGTGGGTCTTGTAAAAGGAATAATAATTTGTAAGTCATCTTTGAAAAGTTTTTGAAACCATTTCATTAATATTATTTTTGAAAATCCAATAATAATAAATGGTCTATCCAACTCTTTTAATCTTATACAAACTTCTTTAAATTTGGAAAATGGCGGATTATCTATAACGACTGTATCCGGGTAATCATTTTTAAAGAAATCTTCGTCTTTGTGGATTACATCAGTAAAACCTAATTCATTTAAATATTGTTTCTGTGTCCCTTTACAGTAAAAAGGACACCATAAAGTTTTGTCTTTTGGTATGTAATCTTTTATTATTTCCCAACCAATTTTGTCTGTTTCATAATTATCTTTATCCACATCGTCATTAAACATATATATTTACTGTTTATTTTTTATACAAGTTTGGTAAGCAAATTAATCGGTATATAATAATATTGGTTCATTTCAGGTCTGCCTCTGTCCCACCTTCCACCTTCTCGCAACTCAAACTTCTCCACAATATTTTCTGTTATTTCTATCGTATAAAGACCGTCCGTGAAATTAAAAAGACAAATTGACTTTTTATTACTTTTTAACATATAGTCTATTTTTCCCTTGCTTATCATAGTTGTCGGGTATTTGCTGTAATTATTTCTTCGGGATTTTAATTCTATCAATACATCATCGCTCTCATAATCAACCCTACAATTTTTTCCTGTTTTACAGATGTTCTTTCCATATTTGTCTTTTATTTTCTCAAATAGGTCATCTTCCATTTTAAATCCAAACTCTAAATCTCTTTTATATATCATTATATATATATGAAAGATAAAGTTTTCTTATTTAGAAGCGACAAACCCGGCAAAAAATTTACTATGTTGATGCCGTCATACGGACACAGTCATCGGTTCGGGGCGACTGGTTTTCGTGATTTTACCCTGATGAGCGATAAATCCTCTAAATTCTATGAACCGGATAAAATAAAAAGAGAAAAAATAAGACAAAGATATATAAAACGCCACGAACACGAACCCAAAGGTATTCACACACCGAGCAGTATGAGCGACTTAATTTTATGGACGAAACCAACCTTACAAGGCGGAATAAAAACATTTGAAGATAAATTTGATGTTAAAATCGTATTTAAAGATGTTAAATTGACTGATAGAGTAAAGAAAGATATTATGGGATAATATTTTTATGGATTTTTTTTTTCAGTTTTATTTACGCGTCCTTTTTCGCCACCGCCCATTCAATTTACTCCATTCACGAATGTCCCACCCTGTCGCACTCAACCCCACCCACCCACAGGTAATTCCATATTTTATTCTTTCTTTTAAAGATTTTACTTGTTGTTTTAGCAGGATAATTTCCATCTTTAAGTGAAATTCGCTGTCGCTCATAGTTGAATGTGGTTAGAGAGGTTGGCGAGATGGAAAATCAATTTTTTTTTTGGAATTTATTTCAACGGACTTACACCCTGTATGTATAACACAATAATCCTTTTCCTGTATCAATATTTAAATTAGCGCCTTCTCTGTATATATCTAAATCCTCAAATAAATCCATTAATTCGTTATGATTATACAGTAAAACTTCTTCATTAAAATCTATGATTTTTGAAATCCCGTTTTCGTCCATTCCAATTTTTTCAGTCATTTCCTTATAATCTCCTTCGTTCATACCGTCATTTTTATCCTTGGATTTATCGCTCATATACATATCTATATCAACAAATATATCTCTTAATTTGGTTAAATATTTTTTTGCTTCGCCCACATCTCCTTCGCATAGTTTTTGGAATAAGATGCTTTCAATAACGCTTGATTTGTAATACATTTTCATCAATTTAGCACCTTTATCTTTTATGCTTCCTCCTTGCCTTACAAATACTTCATACTGTTTTGTATTATTTTTCGCAGTATTCAATCTACGATGATTTACCAAATCTTTCATTTCGTTAATACTATCATAATTTACACACCCATCAAACAATATTTTTTCATCGTCGTCCGGGTCAGGAAGTTCATAAAGTCGGTTAATTGTCGCCATTTTGTCGCGTTGGTGCTGATAGATGGTCTGCGCCAATCAACTTCAATTTTATTTTTAATGATGTGCTACAAAATGCCGAGTTTGAAAACTCGCACTTTTCAGGATTGTAGATAAAAAATTGATTTTTATGGA